ACGCCGTTAAGGCGCAGTGCCCAAGGATGGCGTGTACTTGATTCAGAGCTTCACAACGTGGCCCAAGGGCCATAGCTGGCTGGTCCTCGACTACGATGAAGCCACAGGTAAGATCCTGACGCTGGAATCAAACACCAGCGGCACGGGACTCAACGGCGTTGGCTTCGGTGATCTTGGACCCATCCGGTCCACGAACGCCCATGACTGGAAGGATCGGGTCACGATGACGTGGACAAGCCGAACCAAGAACTACTCGCAGATTTACATGGCACGGCTGGCGATCAATCACCAAAGCGTGCTCGACTGGATTGCAGACCAATGAAACCATCACCCAACCGCGTGGCGCTCCGCCACAAACAAGCGTTCAACAAGTACAACCCTGACGACCTTCTGTCCGCCCTGGTAGAAATCTTGGAGAAGTACGAGTTGGAGGACGCGGCGGACGAGATCAAGAAGGTCACTTCTGTCGTGCAACGCGCTTGGCGTGGCCGCGAACGGTAGCGAACCCGCCTCGATTTAGTCTTGCCTCTCTTGGAATAAGTGGCTCCAAGCCGCCTCCAAGCGAGGGTCTGGTTCGTGTACGCTGTCTCCCGGCTGCCAGAGAAAGAAGCCATTCAAGCTGAGAAGGTCAGCGCGCCCGGTGGTGGTGGCGAGGGCCTCCCGCGTGACACCAACCGCCTCAAGCTCGCTGTCCTCTGCCTGTCGGAGCACGCGCATGGGCAGTAGGAGTTGTTCGTTGTCTTGCTCGTCCACGAACCCCAGCATCAGGCGCTTCGGGTCGTCGGCAGGGTGGAGCGTATGCCCACTGACCAGACGAGAGCGAGCCGAGGTGACCCATTCGGATAAGGTGTCACAGACGATCTCGATGACCTTGGGTTTGGGACCAGACCCAATCGGGACTGTTGCGTTGCCTCCGAGGCCCCTGCCTCCGATCTGCACCAACCCTTCCGGGTCGATTTCCGTGAGATCAACGGCTTCTGTGTCCGGTCGGGACTTTGCCCAATCCCGCATTGTACTGACGACGCCTTCGGGTTGGACAGCACCACACTTCGGGCATCTATTGAGTCGTTCAGACATCGGAGTTCCGTCCTTCAGTGGGATCACGCAGACTATACCCACCGCGTGCCTGTAAGGACCATGATTACCACACATCACCTGTGTGTTCGTATACCCGGTTGATCTTCATACGGGCCTCCGGGTTTCGGTACGGAGGCTATAGGGTCGGACAGGTGTAGAAGACCTCGCTGGAGACCTCCAATGTCCGACCTCCGCTCCAAGATGATCCGACTCGCCGCCTCGATGCCCAAAGGCTCGACAGAGCGAAAGGCCCTGCTCGACGTTCTGAAAGAAGGGTCGTACACCTGGGACGAACTGGACGTTTTCAAGAAGGACAAGCAGCAGGCCCTTCGTCTGGCGGGCAGGGTGAAACCCCAGGAGCTTGTCGAGGCCATTCGTGGTGGCCTGTTCCCATTGAGGGCGAAGAAAGGACAACGGGGCTACGCAAGGATGGTCCGCATTTCCTACCCGGAATGGGGTGAAGCCACAGGTGAGACCAGCTACCTGACGTTTCGTGTCGAGGACGCTCTTGCGCCTCCCTACACATTGAACATCAACCACTCCGGCCAAAGACATCAGAACGAGACGGTCAAAACTTATGTCGAAGCGGTCGCGGTCATGGAAGCCGAAGGCAAGCGTTTCCTGGCTTCTCGCGGAGAGGGGACCACCATCTCCACGATGTAGACACCGCCCGACCCCTGGAAGCTGCAACTTCACTTCGCAGCCTCCCCGACCTCGGCCTCATTGAATCACGCATCACTGTCCTCCAGTGGGATCACCAGACCGTGCCGACGTGGACCCTCGACGGTGATATTGAACTCCACGAACTCCGGGACGATGACACCCAGAACCCGCTCCATTGTCTGGTGGGGTCTAGTGCGGAAACTGCTCCGTAAAGTCGGATCCTCTTTGACTGCATCCAGGATCAGTTGCTTGACACCCTCGATGCCAACCCTCTCCTCCAGATCGCTCAGGAGAGGTTTGCCGTCCTTCTTCGCTCTCATGTACCGGAACCAACCCGTAGTCCCGACAGCCTGAGCCGCTGTCACACCTTCGGTGCCCAGGTGCTCAAGAATCGGGCTGGGCTGCATCGACTCGTAGATCGATTGCGTCCTCAGTCCCAGATTGTTGAAGACGAACGCTCGCTCGTAGAGGCCCTGAGAGTTGATCACCGTCCCGTCGGTGGAGTCAATGAACAAGTACGCACACGCTCCTTCGGAAATGTGCCCGTCGTTGTACCGACCCGCACCGAAGGACACGTTGTGTTCGGTCACGTTCCAGTAGGTGTAGTCCCCGCAGTCCCCCGTGTCCTGATGTTGGTAGTACGCACACCAGTAAGACAGATTCCGGGCGTAAAACATCTGAAGCCACGAAGTGATGTCCCCCGTGATCTGAACGTCAGGACTCCACCGCACATTGTAGCAAAAAGCGTTCAGTAGAATCGACCAAACCGTCTGGTCCAAGGCGAAAACCGCTGGATCAAGTAGCGTGTAAAATCCAGGATCGGCTTCGGAGGGGAAGTCAATGGTCGCTAAATCACCTAGCGTACAGGTTTCCCCGTGTGCGGTGAACGTCGTGTCCCAGTAGGTCGCGGGATCTTCGTGGTAGACGGCAAGTTGACGGTCTACGTCAAGGCTCGCTGCCTCAAACCTGGAGAGAAGACTAGAAAAGGCGTTGTTCATGTCAGGAGGTGCCGTATTGGACCATTCCGCTACCAAGCCACACATCACGTTAGCACCGATGGCACCGATGGGGCCAAGCTCACCACCAATGGCCCAAAACGCACCGTCCAGGAGATTGAGTACGTCCGTTAGCCCTCGGTCCTGGTTGTCCGATTGATCCAACAGGGCGAAGGCATTGATGATCTTCGGATTCCCGTAGGCGTACAGCCGATCATTCCACGTCTGCATGTTGGAGAGGTTGGTCTGCACCTTGGAGATTTCTTCATCTGTGGGGATCATGCTTGGCTCCTGTTGATCACGTCAGCACGTTGGTTGATGACAGTGCTGCGTTCAAGATTCCCCACCCTACCGCGTGCCTTGAGCAACGCTTCGGCCAAAGTCCCTGCATAGACATGGACGTGTTTCTCGTCATGGTGGTCTTTTGTCTCGTACCACGGGGTCAAGGGATCCCCGTTCGTGTCGTTGGCGTCAACGGGCCGCTTTGGCAGTTTGATCCACGGAGGCAGAAGGGAGAGTCGGTTTTCGCCTTCCACGGAGGTCACGATGAAGTAGAACCACCTCATCCCGAGTACCCGTCGGAAGCCCAGCCCCCGCCCTTCAAGGCGAACGATGTCTGGCTGATCATCTTCTTGGCGTGTTGGCCGTCGCACTTCTCGTTGGAGCATGGCTGTGGAGCATCCCGCTCGCGATGGCGAAGCAGGCGCTCAAACTGGGTGTCGCACTTCTCGCAACGGTACTCGTAAATAGGCATGATCTCCTCTAAGGGACCATACCCACACACACACCCGCTATGCCTTTCGACCCGTCAGACTGCTACCTGCGTCGTAGCTTCGGCATGGCAGTCTTGCCTGACGGCTTCCATGACAGTGCGGTCCACATCTTCTTCAGATCCGCTGAAGAAAGGTCCTCCAGAACCCACCAATCCCCACCCATCCAGTGGACCTCGTGCTTGCCGTCCTTGGTCTTGCGACGGAACTTGTTCGGGAACTCTTTGAACACATTGTCGATGCTGGCTGCGGTTTTGCCTTGTGCCTTCCTGCCCGCGAAGTAATCGCTCTTGTCCTTCTTGCAGTGGTCGGAGCCAGGGTTCTTGTACCGGCAAAAACGACTCCAGGCTATGGCCCACGCCTTGTCCTCGTCCATGCCCTTGTCCTTGCCCTCTTGGACGTAGCGTTCCACGTCCTTCGGCAAGTCCTTTGCCTTCAACGAACGGGTGGCGTGAAGCAATGCGATTTTGTGGTGGCTGGGGCGTGGCATGAGGCTCTCCGGGAGCGTGTTCGTTGCCTACAGGAGACGATAAGATCATTAACGCCCCACACATTGGCGTTGCCCGGAAAGCCAGAACCGAGGCCAAATGCTGGTTTTCGTAGGGTTTCCAGGGGATCACGGAGGCGAGTTTTTCACAGGGCGTTGTTGTCATCCCCAGGGCCGTCCGACATCAGCATCGGAAATTCACCCAAAGTCTCGCCTTCAGGGTTCGTGACGGGAACTCGACCATCGGCGTCGGCCTGGTGGTAAATCGAGTCGAGGGTGAACACCAACACCGGAACGGTATGGCTGTTCTGGAAGCGGTCGGTTGAGTAGATCGCTTTCATGCCCACCGCAGACGTGGCCCCCGCAATCAGGTCACGTTCATTCATCAACTGTTCGTGAAGATCGGAGAGCTTGATAATGCGCTCCTCAATCAAGATGCGCTTCTGGTACATCTCTTGAATCGACCATCTCCGAAGCAAGCTCATGTTCGACGCGATGATCTCGCTCTGCGTCTCTCGCGTGCCGCCTATTCGTGAGGGTTTGTACTTCTCTATGTTGGAGTCCGAGTCGGCTTCCTGCCCCTGCAACGAGTAGGAGAAGCCCTTGGGGTAGGCGAACCCGTTGTCCGGGCACTCCGAGTCGTTGGGGTAGAGGAACATGCTGATATCGAACGGGTTGCCTCCGAGTGCGATGTAGGCTGACAGGAGCTTCGCCAATGCACATTTGGGGCTACCGTCGATGACAATGCCCACCCGGCTTTGACTGACCTTGCCTGTCTCTACATCCGTTCCATACAAGATGCGAATCTTCCCGATGCGTTGCAGTTCCGCCAAGATCACGGCTTCCCGTGCCCCCGCGTCCCGACGCTCCTCAAGAATGAACTGTCGGAAAACTCTCCACTGGCCTTCACGGAATGTGTCGATGGCTGAAAACGATGGCATATCAGTCCTCCCCGCCTGCCAGCACTAGAACAATAATCTCTAGGATCACGGCGGGAAGTCCTCCGAACAGCACCACCGTCCCGGCTGCATAGGTCGAGGGGCCGTCTGTCGGTTTGTTGCCCGCTGTCACCAAGCCCGTGGCGATGCCATCCGTACCGTTCTCGACCAAAAGCAGTCCCGAGAACGAAGGCAGATCGAACAAAGCCAAAGCAGCGAGCAACGCCCGGATCTTCTCAATGAGTGCCTGCAACTGGTAAATGCGGGCCTGGATGGCTTCGATGTACGCGATGATCTTGTCGAGGGTGCCTTGCAGACCGTCGAGAATGGCCTGTAGGAACGCATCAATGTCGGTAAGCAGCGAATCCAACGGCTTGAGTGCTTTGTCGAGGAACCGAATCGCCAACCATTGGCCAGGGTTCTGCCTCGCCAGCACAGCACCCGAGACGGAAAGGACCGTTATGGCTGCCCTCAGCACCTCCCCCTTGTCGTCAATCAGAAGCAGCCTTCGGACGTATTGAATGTAGAGGGTATATGCAGATCCGTTGCGCCCATCTGGGATGGAGAACAACACGGGGCAATAGTCCGACCAGCCCATGCCTTCGATAAATGCCCCCGGCAACCCTTTGTTAGCCAAGATCGTTTCGAGGTTGACGTTCCCGGTGAATCTCTCTGGGAATACGGGGTTGCGGTTTAGCCACTTCCCACCTGACAGGAAATCGCCCCTACGGAGGCGCTTCGCCCCCTGGTCACCGTACTTTGCAGGCGTTGGAGCAAAACCCCCAACGACACTCGTTGCATCAAGGGTTTGCAGTACCGTCTGGTCAGGCCAGTCCGTGTCGAGATCAGACCACTTGAAGGTGGTCAACGTGTCGAGGGAGCCGCTTATGTGCTCAAGCAAGGCGTCAGAGGGGGCGTACACCTCCATGAGAGCATCGACAAGAGCATCGACCTTGGCCTTTACGTTCGCTGCAAAGGTGGTGGGGAGTTGGCCTTCCTTGTAGAAGTCCTCGTCGATCCCCGCCCTTGTCATCAGATCACGCAGGCCCTCCAGTCCGGTCGCATACCCCTCGGCGTAGGTGTCCTTCGCAGGCTGAGTTCCGTCCTCCACCACGGATTCCTGAATGAGATCAGGCCGGACCAGAAACAGCACAGTGAGAGCCGTCTTGGTCGCCTCCACGAAGTTCAACTGCGATGCAGACGGGAAGGTGGTCAACGCGGATTGGGAGGCTTTGCCATAGAGGCCGGTGGTTTCCGACCCCGTGAAAGGATTGAGGATGATCCCCGTCGCCGCCCATACGGTGTCAGCCGTGATGACGTATGGCTTCCAAGGGTTGTCAGCCGTGATCAAAGAGGGGTTGCGAGGTGTTCCCACCAGACCCCCGTTGCTCGCATAGGTGTCCGTGACCGGACGGACCCGAATGTAGAACGTATCCGCGTCCTCCGTCTTGACCGTGGCCACCCCGCCGCTTGACTCCACGAAGATGCGCTGAGGAAGATCCGATTTCTGGAGGGTGCAGGAATAGGACGCGCCACCGCCAACCAGCCCCGAAAGTGGCTGGTTGAAGTAGAAGGTCGCTGCACCGTGGGGCGTTCCCGATCCGTTGTTCAACTCGTCCGGTGGGATCAGAGGGGTGTTCTGGTCCAACGAGAAGTACAGCTTGGCTGTACGGGGTTCCGCTGTGTTGTCCGTGAAGATGGCCGGTGAACCATCAAAGCTGATGTCACTCATACCCCCGTACAAACGCAACTCGGTGCCATCCGTAGGGTCCACCGCTGCCAAGGCGGAGATGGGTAGATTCTCCACGCTCTGCGAGTTCTCTCGGTTCGGTTTGAACGCACGCACACCGAAGCCGTCAGGCACCGTCGATACATGGACGAGGAAGCCCTTGGGAGGGTTGCTGAAGGGCGTGCCGACGCTGGGCATGGCCCAAGACACGTTTATGGCGTCAGGCGCTACGGTGAGCTTGCTTGGCTGTTTGAAACGGACCACCGGCAGACCAAAGGTTCCCATTGACGTGGTGGGGGTCGTCGGAGCCGGGAAGGGTGCGGAGGGCAGATTCTCACGCTTGCCAAAGAACTGTGCGATCCGTTGCAGTAGCTCCATGAGAGCGAACACGTCGCCAGAGGAGATGTACGCAAAAAGAGCAACCACCGTGGCCGAAGACGAGAGATCAGGGCGGGTCGGGTCCGTTCGGTTGAGTAGACGGGTGAGCATCCGACGCTCGTACTCCGAGTATCCACCCTTCAGGTCTTGGGTTTTGTTGACCGGCTCAACCTCAAAGAACTGAAGGTCGTCTGCGATGTACAGCCCCGCTTGCCGCAGATCGCTGATGATCTGACGAACCTCTTTGATGATCGCTTCGATGATCGCTCGAATCGGGTTGAGCAACCCAATCAAGAACGCTTTGACGATGTTCAGGATGAACTGAACCACATTGAGGAGCGCGATCAGGAACGACAACACCGAGTCAATCGAAGCGATGACTGCGTTGACTGGAGCGAGAACGGGGTCCAGACTCGGCGCGACGGTGATCCAGTCCTTTGCCATGCCTTATTGCCCCCCGCCGTGCTTGATGCGCTGCATGGCAATGTGAAGGTCCGCTACTTGTTGCTTGTCTTGCTCCAACTGATTGACCAACAACGCCTCGATTTTACGCAGGGCTTTCTTTTGATGCGCCACCATCGGAGATTCGATGTTGTCACGGGCTGTGGTCTGCTTCCAATCACCGTCCGTTGACACCCCTAGAGCCTCAAGGGCTTCTCGGAGTTTCTCGACGGTCATGTTTTCATCGACGGCCATGCAAACCTCTCTAATCACTTCGGTACAGGCACATTACCGTCAAGAGGACTCATCCAACGCCTTCTGGCGAGCGATAGCCTCACGTTGTTTCTGGATACGGGAATCCAGACTGAAGACAGCCCGTTTGGCCGCTTGGATGGAACCACTCTGTTGATTCGCTCGGAACGAAACCCATGCGTAGCGTTGGTCCCGGAAACGATCGTCCAAGTCCAACACCTCGTCAATGAGATCAGGCAGCACAGGACGCTGACTGAAACCATCGTCCGAGAAGTCGGTGTACCCAAGCGCGTCTAGCCGGGAATCCAACACCCAGAAGCGACGATCCAGAACCGAGAGGCAGTCCGATGTGTTGGCGAACGGCGTATCGCCCACCAAACCCTGCAACCCCGTGGCTGCAATGTTGTGAATCACGCCAAGGCCCGCTGTCGGATCGGTGCTTGATCCCACGTCTTTGATGTGGTCATCACGCTGAAAAACGTAATAGTCACCACCCTGCGAGTAGAACGTGCTCAACGCCTCGACCCATGAGAGCATCCGTTCCCGCATAAACAGCACCAACTCCACTGCGTCCCGAGAGAACACGGGGTTGGGTCGGATGATCCGGTACGCGAACGGTTCGATGCTCCGGTTCGTGTTGGGCGCTATCCGGTCCAGATAGGAACTTCCGACTGGCCCCGCCGTGACACGAAGGTCTTGCTGCCCTTCGTCTGGACCCTCTGGGATGGCTGAAGCGTGGATGGTCGGCAAGACGACGTACTCAGAGTCAGACGCACCGTCTCCACCGAAGGGATCCCCGTTAGAGAACCGCGACTCTCCGTCGATCCCCAACACACCACTGGCAATCTCATCGACTGACGTGATCTGGTAGAAGCCTCGGTTGTCATCCAACTTGCTCGGAGCGCCATCATCGTAAGGCAGTCCAGCACCGCGTTCGATGGCTGACTGATCCCCAAATGGACGCACTCCCTTCTCGGTGGTTTCGTAGAGAACCCCAGCCGGGTCCACCACGATGTAATCCCCTTCAGCGGCCCCCTCCGCAGCCCACGAAGACACACCGCTGTCCTGCATCTCATTGACGGCAGCAACGAACCCACCGTCCTCTGGGGGCGTTGTGTAGGGCACCCGCCGTTCGTACACCATCTTGTCTGTGATCAGATCGAGCAACTGCTCATTCGACTGCTCTTGAGGCACGATGGCTTGCTCCAAGTAGACCTCAAAGAGAGCGCCCGCTGGAATCGTCTCCGTCAACCCTGGTGACCTCAGCGTGAGAGTCGTCGGACCTGTGACCCGTTGGATTTCTACGGTGTCCGTGACTGCGCGGGTCGTGGGATCAAGGATGCGTAGGGAGTCGCCGGAGTTGATGTTGACATCGGCGTTGCTGAATGACCCGAGATTGGTAGCCGCTCCGTAGGTCACGGTGTCAGCGGTAAACGTCCGTGTCCCAGGCACATAGCCTGACACCTCACCTCGCCTGATCTCGTATGCAAACCGAAGTGGGTCCAGCCCCGCTACGATATCGGTGCTCTGCTTGTGGAACCGTCGAATGCGCCTCACCACGAAGCCGATGATCTCCTCGCCAACCGGAACTGTGTTGAAGTCATCGAAGTTCCGCATACCGATCTGGCTGGTCGTGGCCAAGGAGTATGAGTTGGCTACGACGTGTGGGAGGGCTTGGCCCAAATCCCCTACTGGGAGAGGAAGCGACGGCTCCAAGAACACCCCTGACAAGGCGTAGAACCGTCCTACGCCTCCCGTCAAGGCGGTGCTGATAGACACCCGGTCCCTTGGAAGCAGGCACTCCAATGCTGGAAGCGCGGGGACAACAACAACCGGAAATACAGCAAAGTGAATGTCCCTCCACGCCGTTGAGTTCAACTCAGACAGGCTGATGGAGGTGGCGACACCACTTGGTGTCGCTGGTGTCGCCGAGGGGTCGCTTGGATAGACGACCGTATCCCTCGCAGAGTAGAAGTCGGTGTTGCTATTGCCATCATCCACGACCACTCCGAGTTCGTTGGGGACTGGGGGAGCGGTGGAGCGGACGATGGTACCGCCGCTCGTGTCGAATGTCTTATCCCCACCCCCGGTGAGGGTAGACCCTAGATGAATCTCCTCGATCCCTCCAATGGCAGCGGTGCCTCCCGGTGCGAGGTTGTACCCGACCGTGTTGTTCAACGGCAAGTTGGCGTTCAACTGACGCAAGGGCATGAGGGTCATTCCAGACACCTTCACGCCAGCCGCCGCAGCGGCGAAGAAGACGGTATCTAGGAGAACGGCACCGGTCGCATCGAGGTAGTTGCCAGAGATCGTGAACGTGGCGTTCCCTGTGAGGGGGTCTACCGCCACATTGGAGTAGTCCGCTGAATAGACGGCAGACCCGTCTACCGTCCACGTCGTTGTCCCCGAGTCGTAGGTCGCATACTGATCCTTGAGAATCAAGAAGACCCGACCCGTGAGGGTGAAGACATGGCCTGTGGGAGATGTCGTGATGGCGGTCAAGGGGCTGGTCACGATCTCCAAGGCACCCAAATCCGATGTCTTGACCTTCGGGAATGAGAGGTCGATCTTCTCGCTGGCACCCGCATTGACCTGTGGGTTCACACGGAAAATAGCCGTCCCGTCCGAGGCTGTGTTGTTGGTCGGAACCGCATGACGGACCAAGTACGTCCCGGCTTTGACCGCTGCATCACCAGGGTTCGGCCCCTCGTAGATCACAACGGTATCCCCAGCCTCGACGTTCCCCGTGGCCCCTGTGGCTACAGTGAGGTCTTGAATCCACGTCCGATCCCGACCCACCAAGTTCGCATCGAGGCATCTGCCGGTGCCGCCCAAGATCAGACTGGATTCGCCTGCGTTTGAGGAAGCCGCCGCTGCGAGCTTGATCCCAGACAAGTCCAAGGCATCCAAAGGCGTGTTGCCGTAGGCTTCCCAGGACATCGCACGGAGTGTTCCGATTTCATTGCCCGCCCCGGCTACAGACGCTTGGGTGAACGTGCCGACGTAAGGGATGACTCCCACAAGCCTTTCCAAGAAGGTGAAGGGGTCGCCATCGTTCACCGAGGTGGGAGCGTTGACAGTACATCCCGGAGACGCACCTGCTTCAATCTCCCACACCGCAAGGGACGTTCCGACGTTCACAGCGCCCGTGGCTGTGGTTGTGGCTCGGTCAGCCGCGTCGGCAAGGCTGAGGGTTTCCGAGAAGGTTAATCGATCCGATGCGACCGCAGCGGTGATCGTCCCAGTAGCGGAGCCGACGCCCAATCCCGTAATCGCATCCGTCGTTGCCGTCGTGTAGGCATCGACGGATATGGTCACGTCGTACAGGGTGCCGTCATTGGCGACCGTGGAGATCGGAGCGAGAGTCACGACCGTGATCGTGCTTCCGTTGGCGGTGGGCGGAGAGAACAAGTTCACACCACCGGGAGCCACCACCGTTCCCCACACACTTGGTGCAGGGCTTTGGTCCGAGAAAGCAATCGCCTCTACCAAGACCCCCGTATTCACGTCATAAATGCGAATGATCAGCGTGTTCCCGGTGCCCCCTATGCCGAAAAACTGGTTGTACCCTCCCAGACCTGTCGGGACGCCTCCGCCGTTGTCGTCCAACACGAACCCAGCGGTCGAGAAGTCAAACGTCGTGGTGTAGAGGGGCAGAGGGATAGGGTTGAATGTCTCCGTGACACCCACGCCCGCAATGCCACCACCGTTGACGGCCACCGCTGCGTTCTCGATGGTGTGCTTGACGATCGTTGCCGATTCGGTGGGGGTCACGAACCGAGGCACCTCGATGGTCGAACCCGTTACCGCCGCTACCGTCAAGATGCCTGTGATCCCAGCCGGAATCGGAGCGGCCTGTTCTGTCTCCATGAACAGAAGGTCGCCTGCGCGGACATCGCCCACGCCAGAGTTGGGCGTGTAGGAGCCAGCCGTCGCCACCGGGGTCAAATCCGTGCTCGTGTAGAGAGTCGCGGGATCACGGTTGGGGCCGATGGAGTAACCAGCGGTCAGGATTTCTCCGTCCTCGACCACGATCTCATCGGGGTACACAGCGAGCCAGTCATGCGGAGGCACAATGCTCGTATCCACGAACAGCAACGTCAGGTTAGCCGCAACGCGCCTAAGAACAGCCAGTTCGGTGTCCGTGCTTCGGAGATACGGGATCTGGTTGTCTCCCGAGTCGTCTTTGTCTTGCCCCAACAGACACGGGAGCTTCACCGGCTCGGAGTTCGTGTTGACGAACTCGACCATGCCTTCGATGCACGTCAACGGCTGTGGTGGCTTCTGGTTCAACCACGTCTGCATAGGCAGCGGGAACACATCTTCCTTCACGGCCAGGGAAGCGTCGATGAACTCGCCTGTGCGCTTCCCCACCTTGAGATCGAACTGGATCCGGTAGTCAGGCAGCGCAGCGGTGATCGCGAGAAGGTCGTCTTGATCGCCTGGGATCACATCTGCGATGGCCCCCAGCACACCGAAGTCAACAATCGGAACGCCGAATACAGTATCGCCGTAGCCGTTGTCTACGCTGATGATGTCTTGTAGTGGCGTCACCCCATCGTAAAACACATCGGACCCAGCCTTTTCGGTGCCAGAGATGTCTCCTAGAGTGACCACGCACCCCGCCTGCACCGTTGCCACGAAGATGCCATCCCCTGCGGAATCCGTCAGGGTGTAGGTCGTGTCGTTGGGCTTCCCATAGTTGACTTGTTGCCCTGCTTCAAAGGCCGGGGTCGAAAGATCGGCGTCACCCGACTCCAATGAGAACAGAGATCCCGTGGGGTTCGCGGTCGTGATCAGGTCTGTGGTGTCAGGGAACCCCGTCGTCGGGTCTACAGGGAACTCACCCAGAGGCGATGGTGTCGCCACCAGAGTCGCAAATCCTACTGTGGAAGTGCCTAAAGCAGCATCCAGGTCAGCGTTGCCGTTCGGGTAGTAGGCCCAGACACGAGCGCGAGGAAACCGATCATTCGTGGTGACATCGACCACATTGGTGATGACCCCCAACGCCGGGTTCACGATCGTCCCGATGGTGGAACCACGGGTCTTGATCTTCTGTTCCGTCTGCTCCCCCGGCTCAGGGCCGGGAGCCGTCAGCTTGCGGCCTGACGAGTAGAAGCCAGGATCAGACCCCGGCACATACTCTAGGCCAGGATACAGCCGAGTGAAGTGCTTCGATTTCTCGGGGAACAACCGCGAATACGGGTGGGCCTCCCACATCTGCTTGAACACACCGGGGATATTGATCTGCGGGAACAGCACCGCCAAGCCACGCGGACGCCCAAAGCCGATCAACAGCTTGTCATCCATGTCATTCTTGACCCGGCTGCGCTGCAAGCCCGTGAAGTAGCTCAACGTGTCCGGGTTGGGTGTTTTGCCGTCTGTCTCACCGGGCCGATCAGTCGGGTCTTTTTCTTCCGCCGTCAGGGGATCGAACACGGGATCCGCGACCTTGTAGTAGCCATCAAAAGCAGAATCCTCTGCCCACTCGTTGACGATGCCTCGCCAAATGAGCCGGGTGACCAGATCCCCTGTGATCTCATCCTCCCAGCCTGGACGAGCGTACCGCTTGCCTCGACCCATGAAGAATCGGAACTTGCCGTCCCGGTCCCCAATCACCCGCCCGTCGATGGCCTCCAACACCTGCTCGAAAGCCAGCACCACTCCGTTGAACAGACTGAGATAGGCCCGCGCAGCGCGGTCTTGGTCTTTGAGGTCTTGGGTGCTACCACGAAGCCCGAAGACTCCCTGTGTGCTCAGGTCCGTAGATCCGCCAAAGGGAATCGCCGCTCCGCTGCTCACGGGTGTAATGCCCTGTGAACTGGACGTGCTCTCGACTTCGGGGAGGAACGCCACCAAAGGAAGCACCGAGAAGTAGAACGAATCCGGCGCTCGGTAGACGTACTGCGCCTTCAGCGTGCTTCCCAAGACCCGGTTTGCGACCGAGGGTGCCGTTAGGTGCAGGTATCGACCCTTGTAGAAAGGGTAGAGCAACGCTCCGTCCTCAATCTCAGGCCGCACTTCGTTTAAGCCTGTGTAGCGGAAGTGCAGGTACTCACCCGCCCGCAACGCTCCCTGTGTCGGACTCTGGAAGGTCACGCCGCCTGTGTTGGTGTCCACAGTGTAGTGAACGCCCTCGATCAACTGCTTGCCGGGGATCGCCACCCCACCACTGACGCGGCCCAGTAGGAACAGGTCGTACTCCTGATCGGGGAGAAACGGGGCGATGCCTGTAAATGCAACGGGATTTGGGGCGTACACGGGGCGCACACTCACCCGCACGATGTCCGAGTTGTCATGCTCCCGGTACACCGGGGTCGCTAGATCAACGACCGTGTTGCGGCCATCCTCCGATTGTGTGGCCCCCACGATAATGTAAGGGTAACCGCCAATCTCAAGGAGATGATTCGCTTTCGTGTACTGGCGAACGTCGCCATAGAAGGCCACCTGCAACTGGCCTTTGTCGGCAGGCAAGAGCGGTGTCACCGCTGTGTTGAGGTTGGGCATGAAGCCCGTTGCGCCACCACGGGCCACAGACACCGGGAAGTCGGAGACGGTCAGTCCTGCGTCACGTCCCACGGCTCGGCTGCCTACCTCGACTTGAGGGGGCGGGAACACCGAGATGGTGGTTGTATCTGCGCCTGCATCGTAAGCCACCGTGTCGATGTAGAGGGGCGCTGGACCCAGAAGGATCAGACTCCCGACCGGAAAATCAGCCGCCCGGTTGGTTTTCAACGTGAACGTGTCCTGTTGCACGTCCAGCCAAAAGGGCTTGCGGTACACCGGAATCGTGCTGACTGTGTACGCTTGCTCCCCGCCGAACGCTTCCAGAACGCCGTAGTTGATCTGCACAGCATCCGTGAGAGGGGCGGGTGACGTAAGGGTGATGACCCCAGCGACGGCGCTTGCTGTCGTGACCCCGGCAAAGTTCTGAAGCTCAACGCCAACCCATATAAAGGACTCCACCTTGTCAGACAGGGTGCGCCCGGTCGGGTTGTAGCTAAAGGTCGTGCCCGTGACCGACGGGGCCGCCTCCAGACGCACCGTCAGAGGCAGGAACTCCGTGATCTCAATGGTGTTGCCATCGTCGTCAAGGGCCTTGTCTCCATTGGTGTCGGCTTGGAAGTAGTTGACCTCGACAACCTGCATCGCCCGCAGCGGTTTGTTGAACAGGATGCTCCCGTTCACCGGGGAGGTGGTCACATCAAGGTTGTTCTCGGTGACCATTTGCTCCACGAAGTAGAGCGTGGCACCGGGATTCGCTGCCACGTCTGCACCGGACAGGTTGACTTGACCGGTGGCTGCATTGATCTCACACGCGCCTGCACCCAAAAGGGCCGGGCTGAGGAACGATTGGTCGTAGTAGACCGTGCTCCCGGTCAGGTCGGATACCACTGTGGAGTCAATGAGGATGGCTCCCGTGGTCACGTTCACATCCACACCACCGACCGGAGCAACGCCCTGGTCAATGGTCAACGTGGCCGGTGACGCGAAGACATTGGCTCCAATGCGGATCTGGAAGTACGCCGTACCAGGCACCGAGTTGGTCACATGAGGGTCGGTCAACGTGGGGAGCACAAGCCCTGTGGCTGCGACCGTTCCAGCGCCTACACCGCGCTCCAAGTAGCTCACAGCGGCTTCAGGGGAACCCGAGGGGAGGCCGAAGCGCATCCGAACAATACGGTTGGATGCGATGGCATCCACGGGATTCACCGTGATCGTCGCCGGGAGGACACCGGACGAAGTGAGCAGCCGGATCTTAAAAGGCTCCTCCGGCAAGTGGTTCGTGATCCCCTGCTTCACGTCCGCAAGCAACGTGGAGTCGAGGACGCTTCTCGTCTGCGCCTCGTAGATCCGCCACTGCGCCGTCGTAGACCCGAACGGAAACGCGGGGGTTACCGTCAGTTCTGTGTCCGAGGGCTGTGCTTTGCTCTCGATCGTGTAGACGCCTTGCGCGTCACCACCGAGGATATGGAGCAGATACCCGACCTCGACCGCTGCAAAGAGGCTCGCTTGGTTCACGTTGGGGTCAGTGAAAACGAACTGACCCGCCGCGAACATCCCTTTGCCTCCCTGTGCCTTGATCCCACCGGCAACGTCAATGCGGAGAGCTTGGCCAGGGTTTCCGTCACCGGGCATCAAGAAATCAGTGCCTCGGATCAGTTCCGTGTACGCCGTGCCTGTTGCTTCTTTGAGATCAAGGCCGAAGGCAGCGTTCAGCATCGCATCCGAGGACACCGTTTCGGGCAGCACACCCGTGTCAGTCAACTGGAGTACAGGCGACGGGTACGGGACCGAGGTGGCGTTGGTCACACCGTCCGCAATCCATGAGAAACGGTTGTTCTCCCACTCGTACTTGAGGCCGATCCCAAACGTCGTCTGGTAGTTCTTGAGGTTGATGGCCAACAAGCCCAGTTGTACGCGGAAATGGGAGCCGTCCGCGTAGCCGGGAATGTCCTCCAGAGGGGGTTGATTCACCGTGACGAACGGGACCACCGAAATGTCATCGGTCAAGATCACGTCGTCGAATGCGCTCTTGGCTCGGATATCGGGTGTTGTCTCGCTCCGGTCTAGGTTCACCGGGCTTCGGAACACACCCAACGCCGCTCCGTTGTCGGGGAGCCATCGGAAGCTGTCGTTGCCTGGAACGATCTTCCAACCGGGCAATAGGCCCAAGACCGCGTGGCCAGAGAGGTCCGTCTGATCGGCGTTCCAAACGATCTCAATGTTGGTCGCGCTTGTGTCCGTCAACCACACACGACCGCGCTCAACCCCTGTGCTGCCAGCCGGTAGCCCTGGTGTCGAGTCGTTGAGCAACGAGTCAGCGATCTCCTGTGCAGTGAAGTCACCCGCACCCAGCGTGGTCGCATCCCACTCGTAGAGGACCGCGTTGAGTACGAACCGGATGGTTTCGGTGCCTGCCAGAGTGAATGGCTCACCAAAGCGCGTGTAAAGGGTGGCCCCTTCCGAGTAGGTCGAGGGGATCACCATCGTCTGTCGGAAATACAGCGCATCCTTCTTGACGGGCCGTGGTCGGAACTTGATTCGAGAGGCGTGGTCCGGGACTGGAGCCGGGTAGGGGTCCGGTTCCATACGGGACACCGCTACAGCGTTCTTGGGCACCTTGATCTTGAGGTTCGGAAGATCGCCGTCGTACTCGACCACATCGACGTTCTCGTAGGCATAGCCGCCCCCGCTTGCGTCTGCGGCTCCCGAGAAGAAGAACGTATCGCCTGCTTCAGCGAGCACCTGTCGTACCAGCCCAGACCCGTTGGGGCGCGTCTGTGGGTCAGAGACAAGGCTTGGAGCCTTCCCAGACCCGTCAGGCACCCATGACACCCCGCTCACTCCCGGTGGGGGCAGGCAAATGGCTTTCTGGACGTACAGATCCCCAGAGGAGGTCTTTACCGTAGTGGGATTCCCGTCCAGAAGGGCACCGTTTGAATCCACAACTGCGCTTGGCGCACGGATCGGGACAGGCTGTGTGGACAACGCCACACCGTCACACCATAAACGTGCTCCGAGGTAGGCGACATCGTAGCCGACCGCTCCTGGCGTACACCGATTGATATCTGCATCCGAGAGAACGATCTTTCCTGTTGAACGGCTCCAGTAGAACTGACCAGCGGTGATGGCGGTGGGGGCAACGAGAGCACTGTCGGTCGCAACTGCAATCGGCGTCAGATATTGGCGGTTGCCGATCCGTAGGAAGGGCCGCTCCGTTGCTCCCGGTACAGGAGACAGGACAGGGAAGCCTTGGCTGTCCGTGGTGGGAAGCCCTGCGACGGCCCCCATGTTCCCGTCTGCATCGACGACGAAGGTTTCAGCGTTGTACCAGAGGTCGCGTCCCGCTTCGGCAGAGGCAAAGGCCGGGTTGAGCACCAGGATGCCATTGGTGACGCCCACGATGGCGTTGCCCGTTCCACCATCCCACCCTGCATTGACCGTCGTATCGGTGACGACCCGAATCTCCAGAGGGGCTGATCCTGCGTCGGGATAGAGGCCCACACGAACCAACGCATACGAGTCAGGAGAACCCGGAGCACCCGGCAGCGTGTCACCGACCACGAAGCGAGTCGGAGGCGGAGTCAGCTTGTACGTCTCGTCAGGGTCGGTCGGTCCTAGATTTCTTGGCGTGGCTCCCTTGAGCGGCAACCACTTCTGTGCAAGGCCGTCCCACCCAAAGCGCGTGATCCCATCGTCAGGGTCGTTGCGGGTCCACCAGAAAGAAACACCCGCGAGAACGTAGTAAGAACCAATGATACCATCGCCTCGTTCAAGGGAGAACCCACCTGCCAGGCCGGGGTCGGTGATGGTCGCCAGGCCACTCAGGGGATCAAAGGACGCGACAACTGCAACCAGCGTTGCAGGACTCGCACCTCCTTTTGTGATCACGATGGAAGTGACCGAGGAAATGTCCCGCGAGTTCGGGTCGCGGACGTAGAAGCTGAGTGTCCCGTCGTTGAAGGTGCCACCGTCTACGGGGAGGTCATCGGGGATTGGGCTTACGGTGCTTGCCGCACCCAGAAGCGTGAACGCTGAATCCTCAATGGTGCTTAATGAGCCTGTGGTGGCAGCGAACAGGCAGTATTCACGCTTGGAGGCGCGTCCTGTCGGTTGGAGCAACACCGCAGCCCGGTACATGTCAGCGTAAGGCTCGACGGGATTCGTTGGAACGGCTGTGTAGCCGAGGGTTGTCATCGTGGCCGGGTCAATGTGATCCCGATCAACGCCCGTGGTTGCCTCGTCCGTGGATGAAGCATTCCCCGTCGCTGCCCTTGCGGGCCGAAGCACATAGCCGTTTAGATCGAAGCCCACGTTGCAAGTCCCTCAGATGATACTGGCTGTGCTCACACCTGTACCCGGTGCAGGGCCAGCGGGACCGGCAGCCACGCCTGTCCCAAACCCTGTGAGGAACATAGCCGCAATACCGGGAGCTAGACCCACGGACAGTTGCTTGGAGGCAGGTCCGATGATCCCCTGTGCGGCCATTGCAAGGTTCAGTGCAATCACCAGGGTCGTCGGATTGGCGAAAACCACCTTTGACACGTTTGGTCCAATGGCTCCGACGCTTGCCCCAACGTAGGCCCCCGACGCTGAATAAGCCGTGCCGATACCGATACCTACGGCGACGGCCACCTGTGGTGCGTTTAAGCCGATCATGCCCGCTGCGGACAGCGACCCTACAACCGGCAGAGGGATGGGTGGAACGACCAGCTTCCCGGTCACGACGCCGCCTCCGATTGTCCCGGTCGTGTTCCCCGTCAGGAACACGTTGACTGGGATAATCGACCACCCCACCACACCGACGCCGATAGCGGCTGCCAGTTGAAACCATGCAGGGCCTTTGAGCAACGGCCCCGCCGCAATGATTGCAGTAGTCACGGCTACGGGTGTGACAGGCATCAGCCTACCCGGAAGCTGGGTGCCCCAATGGTCCCCGAAAGCAAGAACGGGCGACCCGTCAGAGAGTCGATGCAGCCATCGGTCAACACACCGCCGAAAGGTCCGGGTGCTGTGACCCGGACGAAAGGTGCAGCGATCCCCACCGAGGCGAGGCTGTTGACGTAAGTTCCGGCGATGCCTGTGACCGTAACCGCCCCTTTGGTGGCCGTGAGCAAAGCCGCGCCGGTATTCGCAATCGCAGTGAGCGTAAGAGGGGTTGCGGAGATCCTGTTGTCGAGAAGCGGCAGCCCTGTAGCGATGGAGAACCCAGCGCCCGGCCCCACGTCAGGCAAGTCTGGAGCCATCGTAGAGACATTGAACGACCCGACGTTCATCACCGTTTCGTGTCGCCCCAGCCGGAACAACTCGTGACGCCCGCCAAACACCACCTCGTAGTTGTCTACAGAAGCCCCCAGAGCGCCCGTGGCGGGGTTGCCTGTGAATGAGGTGGACCGTGTAGCCCCGTTGGTGGCGAGGCCGTCCAGAGGCCCCCCATAGGTGTACTCGGCCTTGCCGTTTATCGTGGTGTTCGATGCCTTACTCGACATCGAGATGGTGTCACCTGCGTTCACGTTGAACGCAGAGGAGGCGGAGATGTTCGTGACCTTGTTCTCGGTCAGGTTGATCTCGGGTGCGGCGATCTTGACTTGCTCGGCAGCGCCTAAGATCGCACCGTTGGCGCTCCGCAGAGAGAGTGCTGTCTTGCTGTTCGACGGACTGTTGGGGTTGGGGCTTCCATCGGCCCCTCCCTCGGAGTTCGGCCCGCCGCCGTAGATTTCTATAGCGCCGGACTCGGACTTGATCTCAACGCCCACATTGTCAGAGGGCCGTCCTGTGGTGGCACTGATGGCCACCGCACCGGAGGCGTTGAGAATGCGGCTGTTGCCGTCTGCGTCCGCTCCATAGAAGCTGACCTTCCCTGTCCGAAGGTTCTCCTGACTGACTTTCGATCCTTGCCCTTGGAAGGAAGTCAGCCACGCGCCACCTTTGGAGAGGGCGATGAAGGATTCCTTGCTTGGGTCTTCGGGATCTCTGGACCGGACCAGGAAGGCCAGTTGGTCTTGGAGCGTGTCCGATTTGGGGTCATAGGCTCGAATGACGGTCTGTTGTTCTCCGCTCTCCGTTGTGACCCGCGCCACAAGTGGGATTCCGTACTCGTCAGGCTTGTAGAAGGCGTCGTTGCCGACTGCGGTGCCCAACACGAACTCGACCATTGGGCTGTTGGCATTGAGCAACGTGGGATCAGTCGTACCGCTCTGGTTGCCCCCTTCGGCGTCAGGATCCGGGTTGGGGGGCGACAGGAGAAGCCTGTCGATGTCAATCCCGTCCGTCTGTTCGGTGACTGGGAGGATGCCTGTGCTCGTATGCGCTACTTCAACACGGTATTCGGTGAATGTCTGCGTCCCGGCAGCGGTCACTGCGTTGAGGCCGATGTCCCTGGACACACGGTACATGGGCTTACCGCCGTACACCGCGTCCGATGCCTGGACGGTGAAGTTCCCGCTCGGGTCAATGAACAAGCCCAGCTTCAACACGTCGCTGGGGTTTGTCACCTCTTGTGTGATGATGCCTGTGTCGAAAACACCCGCAAGGTTCGACGTTCCCGTCTCGTCCCCGTTCTCGTCGAGGGCGGACGGAGGCAGAGGCGCACCCGTCTCGTCTACCTGTCGGTCGGACGCCCAATCAACGGCAGCCTTGACCACCTGTGTCGGGAGCAAGTTGGCGTCACGTTGGACCATGCCTGAATAGGAACGGAACCCCGCACCGGCATGGAACTGCTGAAGGCTTCGGACTACGAGGGCCTGGTCTTGATCTCGCAGGATGATCTCATTGCCGCGTCGGTTGGAGAGGGTCGCACTCTCCGTCAGCATTAGATCCGACCCCTGTGAGGAGGAAGCTACGATATTGCCCGGCTCCATCTGGCGGAGCTTGTGTCTACGTTCGGAGGCGATGCCTTCCAAAGCCACCTTCTGCTTTGGCGTCAGGTCCAGTTCTTCAGGCCCGTGGGAACGGACATTGAGCCAGTCGTACCCCGCCTGGGTGCTCGGGACGTACCACCCTAGAATGACGGGGCGTTTCGAGCGTCCCGATTCAGCGGGCTGTTGGCCCAGTAAGCACATATCCCCGACTTCTGGCATCGCTCCGAAGAAATGACGAGAGCCTGCACCGGGGAAGGTGATGGCGACATTGGTGAAGGGCACACTGGTTTGACCTAGCATGGTGAGATCAACCACCATGCGCTTCGGGTCAACGCGGGTGACGCTGCCATACCGGATCGGGAAGCTACGCCCGCCTCGGAGATTTGACGTTTCAAGATTAGAGGCTCCGACCTCTCGTTTGATGTCGCCTCTGGTGACCTTTCCCTTCCCCATTTAGCTCTCCCCGTCAGGCGTTAGGGTCCGAAACGCATCGGCTACACTCTGCCCCGATTCCACCACTTCATCACGGGCCGTCTCGTACTCGGAGGTAATGGTGCGCCCTGTGCTGCGGACATTCTCCCATGCGTTCTTGCCTGTCTGTTCCAGCTTGTTCTGGAACCGCGTATCGAGAGCCTGTCCCTCAAGGGCCTTCTTGGTGACTGCGTACAGGTCGCCTGCCACAAGCGCCTCGCCCTGAAGGAAGTCATTCACCGCGTCATCCCCAGTCAACTCCACAAAGGCTCCTGTGAAGGCTTGCAGGAAGAACGTGGCCTCGGACCCCTTGCACAGACAGACCGCGTTCTCCCCTACTGTGAGGTCCGCCAACTCCGCGATGCTGACCGTGATCGTGTTCGACATACCTCGTGATCGCGAGGTGACCGGTGTGTTTCGGATGTAAACAGCGTCGGAGTCACCCGAAACGATGGTGTTGATCTTATCGGTGAGTGATTCTACCGAGTCATCAGTGCCCACCTGTGCCGCCAACGAGGCTCGTAGCTCTGGAGAAATCGCCCCCAACGCCTTGGCGACATTCGCGCCATTGAGCGCAAGGGAGGCAAAGAACTGTTCGACCGCCAACATGGACTCGGACACTGTAGGTGACCCCAACGTCTCCAGAAGCCCTTTGTACTTCTCGATGTTCAGACCACGCCCATACGCAAGCGCCCCGTACACCTCGTAGCCAGCGTTGTCGCTGACGGGCAACACGACGGTGTGGATGTTCGTTACGTTGTAGGTTGCAGTGAGGAACGTATAGACGCCGCCTTCCGCTTCGCTGTAGCCAATGAAGGACTTTAGGAACTCGGTCCTCGCATCGAAGGCACCGGCCTCTGGCTCCGTGATCTCCTGACCTTGCAGAAAACCTCTGTACTGTTGCTGCACGATCCCGAGGAGCACACCAAGGCTGTTGCCCAAACCCGTGGCCAGTTTTTTGATCCCGGCGTCTGACGTTCCCCCCGTAACTTCCTTTATGGTGCCCTTCTTCGTCCGTGACACGGAGGTTCTTTCGGTCACCTCTATTTCGGGGATTGAAAGAACCGCGCCATTCTTTGCTGTCCATGCTTGTCGCACCTGATCGTCCGTGACATCCGCCCCGCTCTCAAAACTCAGCAAGATGGCTTGGATGGCCGGGTCTTCGTAATCAATGACGGTCACTTTCTGCGAGATACTTTTGCTGAATGGTGTGAAGGCATTGTAGAAACCCCCCGTGTCCGCGCCTGTGTTCGCCGGGTCATATTTGCTCAAAGCACTGTTGACGGTGGAGGAGTCAAAACCAGGCGACACCTTCTTCAAGGCGTTTGAATAATCCAAGATCGCCTTGTAAACGCCTCCGTAGCCATCGCCGTCGGGATCATCGACGCCGAATACGTCCACTACATTTTGTGGTTCATCGCCCGAAGCCGTGTAGTTGGTGGCATACGAGGCCATCTCAGCGGCCATGAGCTTCTTTAAGTCAGCGACTTTCAACAGGAGTTGAGCCAAACCGCTCACACCCTCGTTTGAAACATTGATCTGGACGCGGGTGCCGTGCTTCGTGAAGTTGATGAAGCGAATGTCCCGCGTGGTGATGTCCACATAAGGGTCCGCGTCAGACTCATCGCTGCTGTTCAGCCCATAGACACGAAAGGCTCTCTCTGGGACACCTGACTGCACCTTGATTCGACCGCCCACCTGTCGGAGCACCGTGATCTCCTTTGAGGAGATCGAGCTATCTGGCCCACCTGGGATCTCCTGCGTGACCTTGCCCGTCTCGCCATCGAATAGGAACTCGGAGGGCGCTTGGTCCTCTACGTTGGGTGCAGAGGACGAATAGTAGCGGTACTCGCCTTTGGCCTCCGTGCTCGCGCCAAACTGGTTCTTGAGGTTGCGTTGAAGCGCCATGTACCGGCTCAAGTGCTCCGCCTCCTCGATATCTGACAGGCGGCTCTGAAGCACGGCATTGAGCACCTGACCCAACACCACGTTGTCCTGGGAGATTGCATCAATCTGGTCTTGGACAGACTGGGATGAGTTGAAGGTGGCTTGAATCTCATTGAATGCGCTGGTGATCTCTGACCTTGAAATTCTTTGCTGTGACGCTGAATCATTGCCCCCGCTCAGGAGGTACGAGTCAGGGTCATCAGGGTCCACATTCAAGGCACCGAGGGTGAGGGCCGAATCAAACAGGCTGTCTCCTGTGAACGTCGGCATTCCGGGGATGGTTCGTGGGTTGATCTTGTTGGGGTCCAACGCCATTACGACGTTGGGGTAGCCCTGGATGCGCGGTGGCCCGCTGGAGCCGACGACGTTGCCCTCGGTGTCCTCTGCGAAGACATACAAAGGCATCGGCGGATAATCACCGGGCTGGTCGAGATGAACGTCATCCAGTGAGGGAAGGCTCCCTTCATCGCGTGAAGGGAGGCCGGGAGGCAGCCACTTTGCACGCTTCGCTGCACACGTCAGGGTCGTCTGACACGACCCGCCCGCCGCAAACGAGTGGGTCATGCTCTTGATATAGTAGAAGCAATCAAGGTGCTCGATATACACGGGGTAGCCGGGACGTAGCTCCGGTCGCAGCGGGATGGTGATGGAGCATGACTTTGATTCCATGTTCGCCACGTCAAGGCGCATGATGGACCCGATGAACATCTGCTTGGCCCCGGAGTAGTAGTGAGACTCAAATGAAGTCTCCTTCCACCCGAACTTCGACACCAACCGCCAATCGACGTACTTGCCCTCGCGTGTCCCAAACTCACCTGACAGGATGCCTGTAAAGTTGGTGAACAGACTCCCGGAGCCTTTCACATAGGTCGCTTCCGGCTCTCGCTCGGACTCCGAGATGCTAATGAGGTCACGGTCAGCGATCCGGTACACGGGGTCATCAGACGTGTCGAGATTGTAGAACGGAGGCTTGAAGACAATATCGCCGTCTACGTCTTGGAAGAACTCAAAGCCTGTGATCTCCTTCGCTGCGTTGGCGATCTCCAGCTTCGTCATGTACTCCGTCTCAAAGAAGTTCACCTGGCCCAGACGCCCAAGGTCAAGCGTGTACGCCTGCATCTTGGCGGAGTCTATCTTGCCACCATCTTCATCTGCGATATTGGCGGTGGTTTCAGTGCCACGGTAGCCGACCGCTCTTGCCGCTTTTGCCCTCGCCACGTTCGCGTCGAAGTTCTTGTCATCTACCGCTGTGATCCCAAGTTTCTTGATCAAAGCAGCGTTCTTCTTGCCGTCGAACAAGCCGAGGAATGCCTGCTCAAAGGCATTGAACAACGATCCGTCAAAACCATACATGCGGAGCCGCATATTCGGTTCCTGCCACCGTTTCTCCCACCATTGAGCCGCGTGCGAGAAGAGACTCTCACCCGTCGTGTCATCGTTAGCCGCGACGTTCGTGCTCTGCGAGATGGTCCAGTTGACCCCGAAAGGGGAACCAAATCCGACGCGCATCAGCGTGTAGATGATTCCATACGGCGAAAGGCCGGTAAACCTGTGGCCCGTCAGGTCCACCTTGGGGCTTTCCCCCTTCGGTGCTGCCCCGAAGACAGACCCGTTGGTGCTCAGATAGAGGTACTGCCAGAAGTGCAGGATATTGGAGCACGACATCGAAGCCGTGTAGAACCCCCCGCTGAACTCATGGGTCACCTCGGTGGCCACCCCTCGGAACACCTGATAGTAGGGGTAGACAGGGACTTCCTCTAAAGGATCACCGCTCTCATTGGTTTCCTGCCCCTTCGCCGCGTATCCTTTGACGGGGAAATAGCCGCGCATTTGGATCACGACCTCCAGACCCGACTGCAAGATGTAGTTGCCGTCATGCGAGAACACATCAGCTTCATGGCGTGGGACCGCTAAAGAAATCGTCGCGGACGTGATCGGGTCCGTGCTGGGATCAGCCGTCACTGACGTGATGTATCGGTTGAAGTCAGTCTTCTTGTTGCAGGTCGCGCAGACCGCAAACTCGGTCTGCCCATTGATCAGCACCCGCGCATCCGGCGTGTGCCGAACGATGGTTTGCTTGCCGATCTCCCACGACCCGACGTATGGACGGTCACCGATTGCCATGCTTCACCATTACCCTAGTAGACCGGTAGGCAGGAAGTAGCTGCCCACCACCGACAAAGGAGTTTCACCACGGCTCTGGTCTACTCGAAACTGCTCTGTGCCTGACACGTTGATGAAACTCGGGTTGCCCTCGCCAATGCTGTTGCGTGTGGGAGTGTCCGCAATCATCCGAGTCAACTCTGCATCGGACAAACTCCCCACGCCCGGAGTCGGGGTGCTCTGTGGTGCTACGACAACTGGCTCCTCGGCATGATCGTACATGCGCCCTACGGTAAACTCCATGCTCCACTCGATCCGATGCTGCATCTCTGCGCTGTAGGTGTACTCAAACGAGTCGATATTGCCCACATAGGTCATCTGGTCGTAATCAATGGCTACAGCACCGATCGCTAGGTGCGCTTCACTCTTGCCCACGGTGTCATAGATGTAGCCGTTGTTCTTGTATATCTGGAACAGGGACACCAACTGCTGATACGCCGCAGAGTCTCTCTTAGATGCAAACTGGACGCCCGTAGGCACGTCATTCTCATGGTTGCCCACGGCGGTGGGTCCAAGGGCTTGACCCGCTGCGTTGCCTGCCACAAAGGCACCTGTGGTGCCCGAGATGGACAGTACGACCTGACCCTCGCCCCACCGCTCAAAAACGTACCCGTATCGGGTCCGATTCGTGCGGTTCTGAATGGTGGTGTGGGTGATGTTCATGCTGTTTGGGTTCACAAACAGGGTCAATGGAGGCACCTGAAGCATCTTCTCCACCTGATACTGGATGTCCGCCGCCGTCACGAGATCAGTGAGCACCGCACGTTCTGTGTCGCCCAGCGTCGTCTGAAGGGCTTGGCCCGCTGAGAGAGTGGACCGCAAGCCGTTGAGAACATCAGAGGGAGACACCTGTGTGCCCGTGACCTGGGGAACCCCGATGGCTGCCCGTATGCTGTTGGCCTGTGCATCTTTCTCCTGAGCGGATTGCACGGCACGGCCTAGAAGGTTCACGTCAGGAGCGGTAGACCCCAACGATTCCGTCATGATCTCCGGTATCACTAGCCGGAAAGTGAACGGGGAGAGGCGACGGGCCAGCTTGTTGGTCCCATCGTAAGGGACTCCACGCTGGTTCTCAAACGTGTATGTGAGATCAGGGCCGGTAGCGAGGCCGTCGTACCGACCGCCAATATATTCGGATGCTGCACTGACATCTCCGACTGAACTGTTGGCTGCCATCGTTCACCTCACGTTGGGGAGATCAAAGGGTTGGAGAGGGAGACGGCAGTACGCCACGATTGGATTTCTCGTTCGACCTCAAAGCCAGCACTGAGCGAGAACTGATACGGCTTGTCTGTGCTCTCGGTCACGCTGAAGGTAGTGAACCACCCGAAGAAAATCCCACCGTCGAACGTGATCTTGATCTTGCCCTGCAAGGCCACCTGGCCTGCAATGTCGTACACCGACCCGTTGTTGTGAAACAGCGCAAGAAGGTCGAGATAGCTGTTGTACGCCAAGGTTTCCCGTCGCGTGCCTCCCGTCATCGTCGGTGAGGTGTTGCTCGACAACCCCGTGTACAGACGCATGAAGCCCCCGGTAGCTGTCTCAAAGTCAAGCGTTTGAGTGCCGTCTCCGAAGTGTTGCTCGACGAAGCCGCTCTTGGTCTGTGATCTCTCGATGATCTTCTGGTACTTCACGCTCATGTTGCTTGGGTTCACATGCAACACCAGCTTGAGATCGTCAGGCAGGATGCTTGTCTCACCATCAGGGGCAATGATATCGAAAACCACCGGCCTGACTCCACGGCCCGAGAATTCGTCCAAAGCCCCTGCGGGGAACGAGCCGCTAAATATAGGATTGGAGTCAGGCATACATCTCCTACTTGTTGGCTGCGGTGATGGCTTGCTTGATCATACTCAGGGTCTTTTGTGGGTTCCCTGACTCGTTGATCGTCAGGTTGTTGATGACGACCCCACGCCCTCCCATCGCTTTGTCGATTGCACCACCGGGCTTGGCTCCGAAGAATGAATCCATGCTGTCAATCGGATGGATTGTTCCCGACTGGGCATTCCCTCGGTAAATGAAGTCTTCAAGGTCCGCCCCTATTATGTTTCTGTGAGCATCTAGTTTCTGATATTGCGCGTCTTCCTCTTTGTATCTACCCATCGCGGCGGTGATTTCATCGACGGTGGCATTCCCCCCAATGGCCACGCCCATACCGGCCAACTCCTCCCGTCGTTTCAGGTCCGCGATTCTTTTGGGATCGGTATTCTTCTCAACCGCCGACAATTCGCTCTTGAGTTTGGCTTGTAGGGCAACGGCTTTCTCTGACAGATTTATTTGTTCGTCTGCTTTCGCCTGCTGCTTGCCATCCATCTCAACGAGCCGTTTGTCAACATCAGCGTCTTCGTAGATATCACTCCCGGTCGCATACGCCTCGCCTGTGACATTGAAGCCCTGCCCTAGCATCCCCGTTCCGGGGAGCAACCCCTGCATCAATGTTGACAGCAGTTGAACACCAGTCGCCCCAAGGTTTTTGGGGAGCGATTGCTCTGGCGTTACTTGTGTCGGTAAGCCCATATAATCGGCGGCTGATGTAACCCCAGAGTGGCCGGAAGCCGTGGCCAGACGATTCAGCGACATCAGCAGCCCGTCCCCCCCTTTGACGGCCATACCCGACCTCAACTGGTCCTCGCCGGATACGATGCCTGCGCCCTCTTGGTAGCTACCCTCCGAAGTGCCTCCCTGAAGGACTGCCTCATAGGCTTCTCGCGTCCTTTTGGCCGCCTGCGATTGCGCTCCGTAGCCCGCGTCACCGATCTCCATGCCCGCCAGCTTCTTTTCTTCCGCCTCCATCTTCTGACGCGCCCCCGCAATGTCCTCTCCTCCGAAAATGTTCATCGTATCGTAGATCAACTCCAGCATCATAACGACACCGGTTTTGAGTGTCTGGAGGATGCTCGTTGTCTCCTTCAACTGCTGTTTGGCGATGTCAGTCATCTTTTCAGAGCCGGTCTTGGCGGCTTCTGCCAGCTTCGCTTCGTCTTCCTTTGAGAGCATATCGCCTGACGCAATCGCTGCGGTGACCGCTGAGAGCGACAGATCCTGGTCGGGATCCTGATCCTTCATGGTTGCTTTTACGCGGGCATAGATGTCCTGATACGCGGTCAGCATCTCGCCTGACTGGCCTGTGATGTTCTCGAAGGCCATTTTCGATATGCCTTCCAGATCACTGATGCCTTTCTCTCCAAGGACGGCAGCGGAGCGTGTCATATCGAAGGCCAGTGTGCCCATCTGGTCGAGTTCACCCATTGCTTCGGAACGTGCTCCCATAGAAGCGCCCGCCTGTGACCCTCGCTGTGTGCGGAACAACCCCGACAATTTGTCCGCCATTTCCGGTGCCGCACCCTCTACTGCAACCTGTAGGCTGGCCACGTCATCTCGGGAGAGCTTGCCGAGTTTGGCTTCACCGCTCCCTCCGATATCTAAGCCCAACTTCAACGCCGCCGCATGAAGTGCCGCCATGTCGATGTCTGACGTGTTTTGTGTGAACGCTTTCTCCTGACGCGCCGAACTGGCGTTCAACACCCCACGTCCCGCCGCACCCGAAGTCATTAGGGCATTGTACTTCTCCTGTGTACCCATCCCTTTGTACTTGCCTTTCAACTGGCCCATGACCTGTTTGCCCATGTCCTCACCTAGAATCTTCTCCAAACCAACCATGAGTTCCAAGGTGTCTTCCAACCGGAAGTTGTAGAGGGCCATGCCCGAAGTGGCTTCTCCAATCGCTGTGAAAAAGTTCTTGACGCCCATGCCTGACATCGTTGCAGCACCGAAAATGTCCCCGAAGGACTCTGCGATTTGCTGCTGACCCATAGCGAAATCACGGGTCATGGTGTTCACCATTTCAGCGTATTCACCCGCCCCCACACCGAAGTTCTGCATCACAATGATGCCTTGGGACATCGCTTCACGATAGGTGCCAAAAACCTTGGTTTGCTCCTTGAATGTGAACCCCGCCTGATTCATCGCAGAGGTCACGGCCAACACTTCCTCGGTTGTGGTACGGAACTCCATTGCAGTGAGCATGGCTGACTTCCGCAGCTTCCCCAACTCTTGCCCGAGGGCGTTCGCGCTCCCGACTGCCGCTCCACTGAGCATGTCGAGTGCTCCAGCCCCTTCCAGAATCGCTTTGTTGAACTCCTTCGTTTGACCGTATGCAGCCATCATCACAGCGACGACGGCTCCAATGACTGCGGCAACACCAGCCAGAACACCAACCACCGCTCCCAGTGACGCTGCCGCTCCGCCAAGCATCCCGGCAGCCTTGCCAAGCATCCCGACCATGCCCTTGCTCTTGGCCATAGCCCCGCCCTTCTTGGCCAGACTCGTGCCACCGGATACCAAAGACGGACCTGCATCTTTTAATGCGGATCCCATCCCCTTGACCAACGCACCGAGATCGAGGTTCTCTGCGCTCAAGGCTTGGCTAATGGCCCCTTCAAAATTGTCCGCAAAGCCACTAAGGCCGTCCTCCATCTTCTCATTGAGGCTCCGTGCGGACTTCTTCAAGCCCGCGTCGAGCAGGGCGAGACGGTTCGCCTGACCCTTAGCCATCTTGTCAGACGCATCCTCAATGGCCCGTTGCTCCAGCGTGATCATCTTAGAGAGGTTCCGCTGCTTCGCTACCAGTTCTTTGCGGGCCGAATCCTCGATCCCCGCGTCCTCCGAGGCTTTGATCTCCTGGTTGACTTTCTTCAGCTTCGCGGCATAGCCGATGATGGTGGCCTCTTTCTGCTTCGCCAACACTTTGATGGAGTCCGCTTCTTTCTGGTTGCCCAGCTTGATCGCATTCCACCGGGCCTCGTACATGGCCTTCATTACTTTGTTCTGGCTGGCCTTGGTTCCACCCTCCAGACCCGCACTCGCACCCGCAGACACCTCGTCCTCAATGGCACGAGCCAACCCCTTCGGGTTGAGCAATAGATCCGCAGCCATCACGGGAGTCGGCATGATTCACCTACACGGGGGTTCTCTGTATGGGCGTCCATAGACTGACTACTGCTTCAAACGAGGGGAGCGACGACTGATCTTGTCTTGCAACGACCCCGGCCCTTCGTCGGGCACTGGTTTCTTGGCTTCCTCTGGAACACCACCGGCCCCCAGCCAACCCACCTTGACATCGGTGCCTAGATACTCGGTGAACCGTTCATGCTCGGGTGACACGGACGCTCGTTGTGTGTTCGGCTTCTTCTTGAGCATGTTCGGGTTGATCTCCGCCAACTGTTCGGGGGTGTACCCGACCATCCGAGTTTCACCCGTCAAGCCGCCCTCAGTGTCTCCCCATGCTGCTTCCATCGCCTCGCGCTGTGCTCGACGAGCATCCTCCAAACGACCACGGTGGAACTCTTTGTACTGTTCAACCATGACATCGTGGTAGTCCTGTTCGCCCCGCGCTGCCCGCAGCATCTCGTCCTCCATCTCCTCGACGGTCTGCGAGGCATGGACCTTCGGCACCTCATAGGTCTGACCATTCACGGTGACCGTGATTGGCTCCTGCTCTGCCCTGTCGCCCGAAATGATCCAGTTGACAGCATCCTCGATGATACGACTCCCCCTGTCTTTGCGTTGCGTCTCCCACTTCTTCATCGCCTCTTGCAACGACTTCGCTTGCTTGCCTGACATGGCCCCGGCAATGGACCGCGTGTGCGACCACTGTTGTTGGTCAAGCTCCCAGCGGTCCTCTGCCTCGTTGTACGCCACCCACAACCGCTGAACGATGTTCCGTTGCCCCTGTGGAGCGCCGTCCATGCGCCATAGCGACCGGGAGTACCGTTCGTGGCAGAAGGCGTCGAGGATCTTGATGGCACGCTCCAAACGCAACCGAAGGCTTACGACGTAGGAGTACAGCACCATCAGGTACTCCTCTCGTATGTCCTGTGCCCATTCTCGGTGCAGGTAGTACGCTTGATTCGACCCGTACTGAGGCTCGACGGCATACCCGTCGATCATGTGGACCGACGCTGCAAGGTGTTGTCGCATCCACCCAAGGGCGTTTTGCCTACCCGCTCGGTCCAGTAGGTGCTGGTGTTCGTTAGGGTACAGCGTGCGGAAGATCACCAGAGTGTCGTTGACGACCGTGGATTGCGTCAACAAACCCGTCCGCAACATCATTTCAACGTCGGCATAGAGAAACCTCCGCTCGTCCGCTTCCCGGAGTAGCGTCTCCTCTGCGGCCTCTCTGATGAACGCCTCTCGGTCCACTGTACGCCTCTCTTATTGAGGCGGCTTGAAGTTGGGATTCTCTGTCCCTCGCTTCTCTGGGGGGCCAGCCTCTTGAGGCTCTTTCTTCGGGCCACGCCCCCTTGGAGACATGTTCTCAGGTGGTAGACGGTACGCTTCAATGCCGTCTATCTCACCCGCTGGCTGTGCGTTGCGTAGCGCGTCACCCGGCTCCTGCTCTGCCTTCTCGACCTCCTCTCGGACGGAAGCCGCAATGGCCCGCGCTGCCATGATCCTCTGCTCCTCTACGGCCAACGCATTCGGATCGTCGCCATCGCCAAAGGATGACTGAAACTCTGAAACAGACGGCTCTGTGACCGACTTGGATGACTGATACACCGGCTCCGCCGTGGGAGGCGGCGCGGTCGGAGGGATCACTGACTTGCGCTGAGGCGGTTGTTCATCAGCCGGGGGCGGCGTCGGGGACTTCTGGTTTTTAGTTGCTCCCACACGCCTCATGGCCGCTGCTTCAACAGCCGCTTCGGCGGCCATCTCTGCTTGGGTTTCCATAAGATCACCGGCCCGGATCAGGCTGGTGATCTGCTTGGACGTAATGCTGGGGTCACCCGCAGCACGGGATTCGAGGTCTGCCTTGAGCCGCGCCAGCCGAGACTCAACCCGTCCGATCTCAGCTTCAATGTCAGGCAAAGAAGACTTGGCGATCTTGTCCGCTTGATCGGCAATCCTCTGCACAAGATCACCATAGCGAGCGAAGCAGACCGTGAGCATGGCCCGCGACCAGCCTTCAACGATTTCTCGCATGGCCAACGGCCTGGGGATCTGAACGGCAACACCGTTGTCCAAGACTTCCCCGGTGGGGATTGTCTCGACACCACGGAGATCAAGCGAGTCCACTTGTACGATGCTGTAGGAGATGATCTCGATCCGAAACCGATCAAAGTAATCGAGAGCCGCAGCACGCGACATTTGATCATCCTCGGCCAAGCCCTCCTGCGCCTGAATGTCCGTCAATACCGATGCCGAGTACCGTTGGACCTTGACTTCATCCAAGGGGAGAAGGGGGAGAATGGTGATCTCCATCCCACCGATCTCAAAGGTGGCCTCGTCACGACCAATCTTCGTTAGAGGCTCAAGGGCTTGTTTGAGCGCGCTTAGGTCCAACATGCAGGAATCCTCCGTCACGCGGGAACTCTACCCCGTGACACGGAACAGTACCCGCGACTAAAAGAGTCAACCACCTAGACGGGTAGCCCTAGAGTGACTCAGCGCACAAACGGGTTGCCGTTCCCTTGCCTTTCTTGAATGCGCTCGTCTCGGGTGCGTTCCCAAGCATCCACGGGATCTTGAGCGTGCCAGTGGAGCAGCGTCGGCCTCTGCCACTCTGGGATAGACACGCCGTACTGCCACTCGTATAGTGTGCTAAGATAAAAGTATGCGTGAGGCAAGATAAAAGTATGTATGAGGCATGGAAAGCTATCCCAGAGTGGGAAGGATGGTACGAGGCTAGTGACCTTGGGCGAGTTCGATCGGTGGACCGCGTGGTGAGCACAAGAACCGGAGACCGAAGATTTCGAGGGAGGGTGCTGAAGCCTGGTGCTGACTTGGAAGGGCGTCCCTACGTGATTCTGGCTAGACCCGGACAGAAGGTCAACAGGAAGGTCCACTACTTGGTCTTGCTTGCCTTTGTAGGCGAGAAACCTGAAGGGATGGAAGCCTGTCATGATGACGGTAAGCCGCCCAACAATCGACTGTCTAACCTTCGCTGGGATACCTCTGCTGCCAATCAGGCTGACCGTATTCAGCATGGAACATCCAACAGGGGAGAGAGAAACGGTACAGCGAAACTCACCGAGAGTGAGGTGAGGGAAATCCGAAAAGTCTACGCTGAGGGAGGAGTCTCCTACGCTAAGTTGGGGGAGACCTATGGAGTGCACAAGATGACGGTGGCTCAGATCATTACTCGTCGGACTTGGACATGGCTGCCAAACTAGCCTCCACGAAAGGGTTGCCGTTGCCCTGAATCTTGCGGATGCGGGCGTTTCTTTCCAGTTCCCAAGCGTCTACTGGGTCTGACTGATGCCACCACAGGAACAGCCTTGTCTGCCACTCTGGGATAGGCACGCCGTACATCCAGGCGACATAAAAATGGATGCGTGCGATGTCTCCGCGAACTTGTGGACGCGGCTCTGCCCTGTCCGTCTCAAGATCAATCTCGAAATCACAGGTGCCCCATTCAAGCGTGTCATCCAAGACGATGCCTATGAGGTTGTTTGAGCGGTAGTTGTTGATCTGACCGACAGCCGGGTAGAGATTGTGGAGATCGTTATGAGCGGCCCTGAACACCGCGTCATGCTTCAGGCAGTAGTCACGCCCTTCGGCCCAGCAGTCGCGTGTAGAGCCGATGGCGGACGCTGGCACGACGTGCTCGGCTTCCGTCCGGTTCCACCGCATAGAGTCGTACTCGCCAAGGCCACACGACTTCAGGTCCACAACCTTGTCCGTCCAGGTGCAACCGCAGTACAGAGTGACGCCATTGTCGGCATGGATCTCGTACATGCGTTTTCGGGCCGTCGTGAAGGACGGCACGTCAGGAAGAAGCTCCACTAGAGAGGGTACGTCGTCTTGGGCTAAGGCCAAGGACAGCAGTAGAGTCCACATCGTTAGGTGTCCAGGGGTTCTCTGATGACCTTATCAGGGCGATAGAGATGCTACCGGGTCTTCACCACTTCGCGCCGCGACTGACCTGATTTTTGGCATTCTCGATGAGACGTTTGGTTTCGGGGTCATGCTTGGCCTTGTCCACGGCACGTTGAAGGGCCTTGGCTCCGAACCGGGTGGCTTCAATCAGAAAGATCGAGGGTCGGACCTGACCCCCGAAACGATGAGACTCCATCATAAAGGGAGGCTCATCTCCACGGGCAGCGTTGAAGCGGATGTAGGGGGCGACCTTGGCGTAGAAACCACTCGGGCGACCCCGCTTGTCCAGTTCGACTGTCACCCGCACCATCCTGACACCCTCATTTTCCTCGGGGTGGTCACCGACGACCATCTCCTCCAAGACCACATCCCTGCCTCCTGCGGTCTTGGTTAATCCTGCAAGAATCGCACGGCGTTCCTGTGATCCCGCCTCCATAGAGGAAGCAAGTCGAATGAGGGCTTTACGGTCGGCAGCGGTGAGCGTCTTCGCCATGAGGGAGTCTCCAACGATTGATACCTGTTGGGAGCGATAGGATCACTACCGGGTCCAGAGGGGATCAGGTGTAGCTGGCCAGGACTTCACGGGCGAAGTCAGCTTCGTCTTCGGTGACGACGTTGAACTTGGCGAGGGTTTGCCAGTCCCACTTGTCCCACGCCTTCGTCAGATCCCGGAGATTCTCCTCGGCTTCACGGAGAGCCAGTTGGTAATGCCTCACATACTCGTGAGCCTTCCGACCGGCCTGAGTCGTCAGGTCATCCAGCATGTCTAGGGCCGTATCCGGCTCCATGTCCTCGACATCCCTTTCGTTGTAACGGCCTCCTGCCTGCCTGACCCCAGCCAAGATCGCCCTACGCTCGACTGAACCCTTCTCCATAGTCGAGGCCAACCTGATCAGGGCCGATCGATCAGTGGCAGTAAGGGTCTTAGCCATGAGGGGTTCTCCAACGATTGATACCTGTTGGGAGCGATAGGCGGGCTAACGAAGCAAGCCCGTCAGAGGACGCATCCCACGTTCCCAGCCGGTCGTGTAACGTCATCGTTCAACTCTCTTTGAATGGTGACGTAGAGGGTCAGGGGAGCAGCAACTCCTCTGGCCCTTGTTCTATGGGATCACGTTCCCGAGAAGGTGTTCCCATAGATGATTGACGAGGTTTCACCCCTAGCCGGAGAATTTCCAGTCGCGATAAATTCGCCCATCTGGACTGAACTAAAATCGTGGACATCAGTGATGGTCATCGTGCCTGACTCCATGACCATCGCGGAATCCTTGGCGAA